TCCTCGTCGAGCCCTTGGTATTGGGTCCGCAGACGCGCCCAAGCGGCGGTCTTTTTCGCAAGCTCAATATTGGCCAGTGAAATGGACACGCCATTTTCCTGCAACTCCGCTGTGATGAGCCCGGACCAATCGTTTCCGGGTCCGGGGGTCTGGCCCACGTTGCCGGTCGGGTAGGACTTGTTGGCACCGTCCGTGCCGGAGTTAACAGACGTCAGCGTGATCGCACTATCGGTCACGGCGAGATCCACCTCACCGGCAATAAGCGCATCGTCAAACGTGTGTTTCACGTGCTTCATCTGGGAATGCTCCCAGAAGGCCGGGGCGAGGCTCTGATCGAGCCGGGTGCGCGGTGTAAGCGCCGTGCTGCGCTGCGTGGCGATGTAATTCCACACGGCATTGTAGGCCTCGACGTAATCCGAGTTCACGTCCGCGCCGGTGGCCGCGTGGAGCCCCAGCGAGTTGAGAACAGTGCCAGTACTAAAGTCTGGCGTCATAGTCTCAAACCACGGCAGGACGTTTCCGTCTGCCTCTTGCTGGCCGTTGTAGGAGCGGTCGAGGCTCTCGAAGCCATTGTAACGCTCGAAGGCGAGCTTAGGCACGAGGTAGGCAACAGCTGACGCCCGAACCGGGCTGATCAGCATGTTGGCAGTCTCCGCCATCTGGAAGTTGACCGTCAGCGTGGACGTCTGAACGGCATCCTCACGGAGGAGCGGGATCATCTTGAGCGGCTGGAACTTTGCCACCTGCCCGGAGGTAATAACGGCGGCATTGTCACGCCGCACGGTCCGCTTGTGGTTAACCGGGGTGCGTTTCACTTTTTCGTCGTAAATGTCAGGCATTCCGACCGTTGTGCTTCTGTTTCTCATTGTTTGTCTCCTGTTTGTTTCTGGTTGCTACCGGGTTAACTGCGGCCCCAATAACTGCTTAGCCGCGAATAACTGCAATCATACAGTTATTTTTTTATTGGAAGGGGCCACTGTAGGGCAGTTGTTGCCGGTTACGGTGCCGTTCCATAGCGGGGCGCAGCTGCGCCATCGCCTTACGATACATCTCCGCAGAGAGCCGGCCTTTTTCCTGAAGCCCGTACAAACGGTCCGCATATTCCATGTACTTGCTGGGGGCCAAATTCTGGGAAAGCAGTTTGCCGATGAACGGCAACAATTCGCCACGGCGAATAACTCCCCAGATCTCGCTCTCACCCTCGATGGGCTGGCCATCTATGCGGATGCTCTGGTCGAGATCGAGCGGGTCCGGGAGGCCCCGATCAACAGATTGAATCGGACTGGGAAGCTGGAACTCGAACAGACCGGGACGGGGTTCAGGAACCCCGTCCATCTGGACAATGGTCGCCTGAACATCCGGCGACATGCGTTGGGTCGCCTTATTAGGCGATCCGCTGGTCCGATAGGGGCTGGTCCCATTCAGGGAGACGTTGGCAAGACGCGCACGCTGTTCGCGGCTGAGCTCTAATTGTTCCTTTGCCAGATCAATCTCAAGCTGGTCACGCTCGACATCCATAGGATCAGCCAAAGAACCGGCGAGCTCTTTGATAGCGTCGCCAACAATGGCCCGCGTGGAGAGGGGCGAGATTGCCTGTGGGTTCACAGCCATACCGCCCCCGGTCGCGTTGAGCACGGACAGCGGGTTAAAACCTGCTGCCTCAGCACCTTTCCGGAGCCACGTAAACCGTTGTTCCTCAAGCTGTTGCTTTTGCGCGACCTGCTGCTCCCAGCTAGGGCCTTTCTTTTTTCGGCCCAGCAGTCCCCCTAACAGACTGCCGCCAACCTTGAGAAGGCTGGTTGCGGATATTGGTGCTAATGCCAACGTCATGGGGCGTTCCTTTCCATTCCTTGAGTAGTTGCGCAGTGATGCGTGCACAACGGCATGTAGCTCGTTTCGCAAGCCGAAAGCACCACAGACGCCATTATGAGTAACAGCGGAATAAGCCGCTGTTTTTTGAGGGTCCTATTGAAGGGGCGGGCAGGCCCGCCAAGATACTCCGTTTTGCCGTCCCCTCCGGGGCCGGACCGGCAGATCCGGGCTTTCAGCCCTGCCTCAAATCCGGGCCAGCCTGTGGCATGGCCTCTGCGCAGCCCCTTCCGGGGCCTTGCCACGGCCCCGGCCTGTGGGCCGGTGCCTGATTTACTTTTCCACACTTGTCCCCGGTCCCTTTCGGGTTCCGGGCGTGTGGCAAAAGCTGCTCGATAGGAATTCATGCCGTATTCTCCTGTTCAATAACTTGAAGGACACCAAGGGACGAACTGCCGCGAACTCCCGCCGCTGGTGCGTTTGGTGGTTGCGGGTCTGTCCTTGCAACCGTTGGGGGCCTTGTTGCGGTCCGCGCGATCCTCGTTTTTACGGAGGGTCGAAAGGCGGGTGCCTTGCTGTGACCGTTTTTGAGTGGCCCTGACGGTTAAGGGGGTGCTTGGGATAGGGGCCTGACCGGGGTCAGGCCGGCTTTTCGAATTTCCTCGCTCTCTAAAGGAGGCTCGTAACTGCGCCAGTTTGCGCCGTGTACTTTCAAGCTGGCGATCCTGCGCTTCACGAGCTGAGGAAGCTCTAGCAGCGCTATCGGATCGTTTGGCGGCAGAGCTGTTAGACGCTCGACCGCTTTTTCTGCGACGGGGTCGCTTAGCCATCTGATCTCTCCATCATCATAGATAGCGCGGAACTGTCCCTCGAACTCAGAGAGCGCGAGGTGTTCCACGCCGGTTGCGTGGTAAGTTGTCGGCTTAGGTGCCGACAGGGTAGTCACATCAAGCAAATTCGCCAAAGCTGGCGAAAGGTCAACGTCTCCGCATTGGAGATCCTCGACGAAATCGTCGAGGCGCTCGTTAGACGGAATGCTCTGGTGAGGGCGCAGCTGCGCCCAGCGTTCACAGTAGGCAAGAAGCATCCGCTCATAGAGAGCGGATTGCCTGCCCACTTCATAGGTGAACAGGTTGCCAGAGGAAGCCCGGTTGTCGGGGATGGTAAACCAGTCCCCCTGCGAAAACAGGGCAAGCCCGTGTTCCGCGTGCTTCCGGGCGTAATCAATCAGATAGGGCTCACCCAAGGCAGGAACCTTGCTGAACTTGAAGACGACGCGTCCGGGGTCCTTATCCAAGTATTTCATGATGTAACTGGCCGATCCCTGAACGGATCGGGGGTGTTCGATCTGGGCAACGCCGAAGTTGGTCGCCCTGCCCCGAATAAATGCGGGCCAGAACTCCCATTCATGGCGTTCATCGAACACCGTGTCAGCCGGTGGTTCGGACTGCCAGTACATCAACAGGTGCCAGTGGCCGCGGTCCTTGGAATCGCCATGCTCTCCAACTGCGACATAGCGGAAGCGGTGGCCCGCTTTCCGCATACGTTTCACCATGTCTTTGACGTGTTTGTAATTAAGGACGTAGGCGCCCGCGTTCTCATAGCCGCCTCCATAGGTCAGCGTAACGAACCACGTTGCGACGGCAGTCTGCTGTTCCGCCAGCAGTCTGCCCGTCCAATGCCTGCGCTTGCGCGCGAGGCATTTCTCACACTTGCGGCACTGGCCCATCGCTATCTGATCTCCCCATTTGTTCCTGATCGGTACGGGGTGATTACACATGAGCGGGACCTTGGGTTGAGGGGTTTAGGGGGGTTTGGTGTCAGTGGTGCTATAGAAGACAAGGGGAGACGCACGCCGCCCCCCTCCTCACTCACAAAGGGGTGAGGAGGGGGACGGCTCGGGCAGCGCATCAGCACAGCCACAACTCGGGTTTTTCCAGAATGTCGACCTGATCGACGGACGACTTGAAAAGCTCCCGAATCCATTGCTCCTCAAGCGGAGCAAACTCGGTCACGAAGTCATAGTGAATGCACCTAACAACGCCATCCTCGATGCCAAAGCACAGAGGAATGCCGAGCTTGTGGGCCGACTTCCGCATATGTCGCGCAACGCGACTTTCATCTATGCGGGTGACAGAGCCGTCGAGGTAACAGGTGCCGTCGATATCCAATTCAATACCAAAGAGCGGAACCAACTTATCGTTAGTCTGGATCACCAACTGCTCGTGAAGGTTCATCGCTATCGCCTTTGCTGGATTCAGCGCTTTCCTGTTTCGAAGGGTCTGGATCACTTCCGGCATGGTCTTTGGCCAAACCGTCCGATCCCTCGGAATCAGCTTCGTATTCCACATCATTTCCAACTGTTCGTACAGCGGATCCAGCCGCAACTCTGATTGCATCATCACGTAGTCTCCTCATTTCCGCAAGCTGTTGCTCCCGGTCCAATTCGTTCCGTCGCATCATGCGCTGAACGGCTGCCATTTCCGGGGATACCGGCGCGGGACGATCAAGCGTGGTAAACACATCATCTCGCATTCGATACACCGCCTGCTGTGTCGCCATGAGCTTAACCCAGACCTTGCCAGCGCCTTCGATGCGCAGCCGCGCAGGGCCGAACCTGACCGAAAGCTCCAGCTGCCCCTCGAAAACCGAGGCGCAGACTTCATCGCTGAAATCATCAGCTTGGGACACGAAGACACGAGCACGCCGGTCACTGCTCAGTAGAACCGTGCCGCTATCCTCAAGCTGCACGTATTCCTTTTTAGTGAGGGGCGAATAGCCCCTCACAATGGTCGCGCGACCGGTCATGGATTAGATGCCGGTGGCAAGACGGGGTCGATGCGGGTCTTATCGACCTGAGCATCAACCGCGTCGTAATCCCCGGAGCTCTCAAGGAGAGCGGGTCCGAAGTACGTCAAACCATCGACGTTGACGATGCCCGACAGCCAGAACTCGAACGGATCCGCAGTCTTATCCATAAAGACCTCTTGCTCGACTGTGGTCGCAAGATAGAAATCCGTACCGAGACGTGGGTCAACAACCGAAGTATCCCAGATACGGTTGCGGGCTTCGGTCCAAGTAGCATTTGGGTTTTCACGGTAATACCGCCCTCCGATGGCGGGCGAATTGCGCTGCCATTCGTGGTTAAGGGGGGCATAGCCGAAAATGTCATCTGGGAAGCTGTGCTTCTCATCGACCTCCCCGCAAGTGACCACGCTCACGGGCTGCGGGTCCAGTTCATCGGCGGTGCGGTTCGGAAGGTCCGAAACCGCATCCGCCATGAAGTAGTAATCACGCTGCCGCTCATAGAGCATTTCGGGCAGACACTGCCCGCAGACGACGATAACGCCGCCTGTTTGCAGCGGTGGAACCCGGAGGCGCAGTTGCACTGCGGTCTGGCCCTCCGTGGCGCTCTTGTCGAGGTTGCCGCTATCCGTCGCATAACGCTGCGACATGCCGAAAATGGTGTCCTGCTGGTCGACCAGTATCGGGTGTTTCAGGTTTTCATACGGCATACGCACGCCCGCAAGGAGCTGGTCCATCATCCAGTCCTCGTCGAGCCCTTGGTATTGGGTCCGCAGACGCGCCCAAGCGGCGGTCTTTTTCGCAAGCTCAATATTGGCCAGC